TCATTTATGAAGGAGAACACCCAAACAACTCTAGTTACATTCGTGTTGAAATGGCAACTGATGTGACAGATGGAATTGTTAATCAGAAAGCGCTCCCTGTAGGGTTCAGAGGTTTTTATCACTTAGTCACTTCTGGAACTGAGTGTCTTAACACCCCAGTAACAAACACATCGTCGCTACCGTACACTACAATGTACAAGAGATCACAAACACTTCCCGTCCCCTACAGAAAAGATATTAAAGTTGGAAGACCTCCCAAAGAGCAGGTAGATTCAGCATACTACTGGGGCGTTCAGTTTGAAATGGTGGATAACGCACTTGAGACTAACAAGTCAACGAAACCAAATGCGGGTCTAAAGAATTATACAAAGTATATGCCCGGATGGCAATCGACATATCAGTCCGCCTGGGTAGGAAACAATGCCGGAAAAGCTGCGTCAGCATATTACGGTGAGCTTGATGCTGATAACTTCCAGTACAATTTGTTCTCTTTAGAAAATATCAAGGTTCGAACCGGTTCTTCAGGTCTTCCTGATGTAAAACAGTGGCACAGTGCATCTTATGTACGGGCCGGAGGGATTCAGGTAAATGCGAGCAATAAGACCAGAGGTCTAAGTGTTGCAGATGACCTGAGTGATTCAGGCGTCAGAAAATATGCAAAATATACCTTCTTCCTCCAGGGCGGATTCGATGGAGTCAACATCTTTGATGAAGCTAAATCAAAATTTGAGAATGTAGCTATCAAGAGAGAAATGGATGACAGCACTCAGGGAGAATCTGACGGTCCGACAGTCTCAGCTTATGACAAAGCACTTGATATTATGAGCACAAAAGCCGATGTAGATATTAAGCTCTTAGCCCTCCCCGGGGTAAGACATGAGCAGATCACTAACAAAGCTATTGAAGCTGTAGAGACAAGATTTGATGCGCTGTACATTATGGACATCGAAGAGCGTGACGTAGACAATAAAGTGATAACTGGCTCAGTCCAAGATCCAGGCGTCAATAACACAGTCTCTGCGTTTAAAGATCGAGGTCTAGATACATCATTCGCCGCAGCATACTTCCCTGATGTAACAATCAGAGATCCATTCTTAGGCGTTAATGTTCAGGTGCCGCCCTCAGTAGCTGTTTTAGGCGCATTCGCGTTGAACGACACAGTCGCTCATCCGTGGTTCGCCCCAGCAGGCTTTACAAGAGGCGCACTCGATCCAAACACAGAAGGAAGAACAGTCGCTGTTAACTTGAGTAGGGCAAATCTAGACACAGTTTACGATTCTGACATCAACCCGCTCACGTCATTCCCTGGAAGTTCTGGAATAGTTGTGTGGGGACAGAAGACACTGCTCGCAGCTCAATCTTCACTTGACAGAGTGAATGTAAGACGCCTACTCATTGAGATAAGACGTCAGGTTAAGCTAGTTGGAAATACAATTCTGTTCGAGCCCAATAGAGAATCTACGCTTGCTAAGTTCTCATCAGCTGTACAGCCGATCCTCACTCGGATCCAAGAACAGCAGGGGCTCGATAGGTTTAAGGTTGTTATTGACACAACAACAACAACACAAGCTGATGTTGAGAACAACACTTTGAGAGGAAAAATCTTTCTCCAGCCGACAAGAGTCGCAGAGTTCATCTCACTTGACTTTGTTATTACAAATGCTGGAGCTGAGGTTTAATAATAGATGAAAAACATCATGAGCGATATAATTATCAATAGACCGATTTTAGGAGAATCTGAAAATGGCTGATACCCTTTCCGTTACGGACATGCTACCCAATAAATTTGAGCCCAAAAGAAAATTTCGGTGGGTATTCATGATCGAAGGAGTCGATGCTTTCTTAATGAAGACAGCAGCGCGACCTACATATACTACAGAAGAAATTGCAATTCCGTGGATTAACCACCACAGATATATTGCAGGCAAGACGACGTTTGGAACGTTGTCAGTGACACTTCACGACCCAATTGCACCTTCTGGTGCTCAGCAGGTTATGGAATGGGTAAGAACTCATTTCGAGTCTGTTTCAGGCCGTGCGGGTTATGCTGACTTCTATAAGCGCGACTGCCAGCTTAAGCTGCTTGATCCAGTGGGAACTGTTGTTGAGCTCTGGGACATTAAAGGCGCTTTTTTGACAGAAGCTAACTTTAATGACTTGTCATACGATGGGTCAGACATGGTTGAAATAGCCATGACACTCAGATTTGACAACTGCGTTCTTCAGTACTGATCCTCCCTAACACTTATTTGAGGCTCCTCTTCTCGCAATTGGGTCGAAGAGGGGCCTTCAGTGCATGAGAATCGTTTGTATTTTACATAAGACAAGTGCCTTGTTTATGATTTATCATGTCTAATAACATGATAGAGCCTATTGTCAAAAGATTATTATGGTCGATGCATAAGAGAATTGATGATTCTTGTACAGCATCACTAAATCACTCAGAAGAATATCCAGCTCTTGTCGGTATCCCGTTGGAGATAATTGACAATGATCAGAATGGTCTCCTGACTTTAACACCGGGAAATATGACAGGAGACTTTCCATCGAGATTGAATGTAAACGTGTCTGATGTCGAGATCTTTTACAGTGAGAGTGTGATTGCTAGTGCATTTACTGAAGATATCTCTATTTTTTTAGACAAACGCCTGGTAAGTGAGTATAACAACACAGACATCGATGCAAACTACACTCGGTATGAAGATTTTTAACCAAATAGTTTTACTAAGCTTGTTAAAAGTTTAATAATGATAAAAGGTCTAACTTATTAGGAGAGTTATTTTGGCTGGTAAAAAGAGACAAAGCAATAAAGTTTTCGAATCAGGTCCGCCTGGAATGAATATGCCCGGCGCCCCAATAAGCAATGTAATGAAAGATGACTTTGGATTAGACATTCCTTATGAGACAGTGCCTCTACCTTCTTTAGGAAAATGTTATCCACAAGATCATCCTCTTTGCGGCGCCGAAACTGTGGATATAAAGCCCATGACAGCTAGAGAAGAAGATATTCTAACTTCTCGTGCCCTTATTAAAAAAGGGACAGTAATTACACACTTGATAGAGTCATGTCTTATAGACAAACGAATCAAGGCAAATGAATTACTTTCTGGTGATCGAAATGCTTTGATGGTAGCGTTAAGAATCACAGGCTACGGTGCTGATTATAAAGCTGAAGTAACGTGCCCGGAGTGTGGAACTGCATCTAAGTATGAGTTCGACCTTTCAGATTGCCCAATCGATCGTTTGGGAGCAGACCCAGCAAATTCAGGTGAAAATGTTTTTGAGTTCACTTTGCCATACACAAAGAAGGTAGTGAAATTTAAGTTCTTGACTGGTGCTGATGAAGAAGAAATGCAGAAGCTTGACGCTAGAAGAAAGAAGATGGGCCAGCTAGCTGATAATATGATCACAACACGCTTAGAGTATGCAATCATTGAAATCGCTAATGTGTCTGACAGAGCTAAGATAAATAACTTTGTCAGGAATATGCCTGCACGAGATTCTAGAGCTCTTCGAAAGTTTATCGATGATAATGAACCCGGGATTGATTTAAAATCATGGTTCGAGTGTCCCGCCTGTGGAGAAGCCTCGGAACTGGGGGTACCGCTCGGCGCGAGCTTTTTTTGGCCTGACACCGAATGATAGAGAAACCCTCTTAGAACAACACTTTCTTTTAATGTACTATCTAGGGTTTTCTTATACTGAATCCTATAATATTCCTGTAAAGTATCGAATGTGGTTTATTGAGAGGACAGGAAAAGAAATTAATAAGGCAGCTGAGAAGAATCATCCTCCACACCACGCTGCACACTCACAAGATCCAGAGATGAATGCCTTATTGGGTAAAAATAGACCCACTGCGCCACCTGGTTTGAGAAGATTTAAATAGTGCTTGATATTTAGATACAGGAGTATTCAATGAATGGATTTGATAAGATAACCTTTGTATCAGCACAAGCCTTGCTTCAAGGAACAGAACTTAATAGCCTCGTCCGTGAAGGCGAGAAAACCAATGCTTTGGGCGAAGTTTTTAATGCGTCTAAAGACTTGTATGATTACCTACTTGAAAGAGACGCGTCTCTCAAGAAAGTCCATGAACTTATTGAGACAAAAACTGTGGCAGCCGAACGATTTAAGGAAGCAACAGGCCTTATCTGGAAGCTCTAAGTAATTAAATCTAGTTTTATCGACGGGTATAATTACCTATAGATGCATATTACTAGGTCGGATTGAGTTAAATGGCTTCAGAGATAGAAATTGCTAAACTTTTTAACGCTGAGATCCGTGGCACAGCTGATGCTGCCAAGGAAGCCCAATCGGCCGTCGATGGGCTAGCTTCAGCAACTGGCAGACTGTCAA